CATCACCAGCTTTGCTAGCGCCACACCACCTTGACGCGAGGTGTGCCTAACAATGACTTGAAAGCCCGACTTTCTATAGTCAGGCAACTCTTCATCAATTCTTTCGCCACTTTGGGGTGAGATGATCAAAACCCCTTGGCGTACTATCTCTGGCATGTGGTCTATGAACAAATCCACACCTGGCTGAGCAACGCCCGCCGCGTGAATCAAACCCGATACGATTTCTAATTTCATAAGCCTAGCCCCATATACTCGACTTGACCGCTTCCTGCATTGCGGTCTCAATATCCTGCTGGAGCTCTTCTATTGCTCGCTGTATGTACTTTCTACCTACAATGACGCCAGGATTACTATCCTGTTTGAGTTGGGATATTGACCCCAACTGATAGTCACCTTCGTGCATTCTCAGTGCGTAATCGCCAACGGTCTTACCGGGTCGCCCTGGGACTGACATATCCTCATCCACGTAAATGGAGATGGATGCCCTTAGCGGATTTGCCGCGTCGATCTCAAGCTTTATGGCTTCTTCTAAATTGCCGTCGTCGACCGGTGCTTGCATCACTGCCAACTCATGAACAAGCTGACCACCCGCAATCATTTCTTGCAACGCGGCCTTATTCGTTCTACCGGCCTGACTCTGCAATTTCAGCGCCGTTGTACTAATGCCCGTCACCTTTAAGCCCATATTGTCAAATCCACTTCGTTGTGGTGGTGTCTACCACGCACGTCAAATCTAGGATGAAGCGTCTCAACCTTAAGCTCGATGTTGTGAACGGTAACTTTGTCACCAATGCTGATCTTCACAAGAGGCTTAAATAACAGGCGAGAAACCGATGTAAGTTCGTCCGCTGCACCGCCCGATGCTGAGCTGTCTGCGCGGACAGAGGTCTTTTCACTGCGCACAACCAGCCTAACCACGTTACACACAGCCCCAACGGGGGCAGAGAGCTGCTCCTCGCCGTAGACATCGTGCGCTAAAGGGTGCTGAATTTTACATGCGACATTAGGATTTATCATGGCGAAATTCTACCATCTATTGGGATTAAAGTACAGTCACCGCTTACTTACTATCTACCAACGCTCTACTGTTGGGGTGAAACACCGAATCCCTTATTTCATCGTAGCTTTGCATTCCCTCTTCTGGCGCAAAGCTAAAGACGAGATTGTGATTTGAATGATCTTCGTTTTCGTGAACAACCCGACCTGTCGTTTCGCCGCGCTCTACTAGGTCAAAGATTGTCACTTCATTGTATATTGTGAGAAGCGCATGTCTGAGCACCGTAACAATGTACTTCTCGCTTCCCCAGCGACGCCCTGAGCGATCCATTGTGCGTTGGGTAGCAGGTAGCTTGTTTTGCTCTTTGGCGCGCTGAAAAGCGTACTCGCGAGACCAGCCCTTCACCCTAGCGAACATACTCGCTCGAATCACCACCACGCGATAATTTTCAACAATCGCTCTTAGGTCAAAATTCTTTTGGCGGACTATCTTGTCCACCGCTTCGGCAATGACAATTTCAACACCTTGTTTTAAATCTGTCGGCCATGTGCTACGGCTGGGTGTCGTTCGCCTCACGCTCGAATTAATTAGTGACAGTATGGATGCCGATGTCAGCGCTTGGGTGTCGTATAGCACCTCGCGACTGAGTAGGTTGCTGTCTAGTGTCGATCCGATAGTTGGGGACTCAAGGGCGCGAAATAACGCACCCTCGGCCGCCACGATGTCGCGCCGATAGTCTTGTGCGAAGTCTGCCACGATGCGATCAATCGTTGCTAACATCTGTCTAGCCTTATTGTCCAAGAAATGTAACCACTGAGGTAGCCCAGTGCCTTTTCACTCACGGGCAATTTCAACGGCTTCCCGCTTCGGTACATTTGTGAACTTTCACCAACGGATTCGGACAACAGACCGAGACGCCTTTTGTCACCAACAGACTCCCCACCTAGTAGAAAATTAGCTTCGGCTATCTGTGCTTTCTTAAGCGCAACTAGCAACCTTGAATCTACCAACGCCAGCTCGTCCGGCGTCATCTCCCTCAGCGCGATTGCCGTTTTGTAGTTGAGTCTGCCGAGATTGGTGTACGCCTCAATTAAGGCCGACCTTTGTCTCTGCGGCGTCTCAGACTGCCATGTGTCAACGTCTATCATGTACGAGGACTCTAATAACGCATCATCGTACGTTTGAAAGCTATTGACGCCAAAGTCGATAATTCCGCTCGACTCAATAACGTACCGCTCAAGTGCAACAACGGTGCCGGCAGCTGTCTCCATCGTTAGCTCGATGGTTCTCAGTCCTCTTAGCTCTGTGCCAAGATCATGAAATTGAGCGTCAATTGTCACATCGACAGAGGTGGCGTCCTGAACCAGCGACACAACCGTACTGGCGACTAGCTCTGTGCCATCTTCCGTCAGTAGTCGATACGACAATGCCGTTGGTGTGACCAGATCACCACTGGCACTCGCGAATGGGACTGTGCTTGTAATGGATTTGCCAGATGGGAAGATGTTCATCGCTTACTCGCCTTGCGCTGACAGGATACCAGCGATGATTTTTGCAATGCTGTTTCCCTTGACGTTAAATTCTGCGGCCACTTCTCTCAGCTTTGCGATCCCATCCTCGTCGGCGATAAATTCCAAGTCTTCGCGCGACATTTTTCTTCGTGCGTCGATCTCTACCTTAACTTCTCGGTGCGTCAAGTGATTGTCGATATAGCGCTGTACGTTGGTAATGCCGCGCTTCATCTGTACGGCCACATCAGCTCGTACGTTCTTTTCGGAGACCAAAAGACCCGCTGGACTTGAGTTGCTGCCGTCGGTAAATTCTGCTCTCATGGCGGCGCAGATTCTCGCAGCCTGCATGTCGCTAAGCGGCTCGACAGAGACACCATCAACAAACTCAATTCCACCCATGACGTCCGTCATCTTTTGGAAGCCCGGTTCGGTAATTCTTAAATGCTTCATATTTCACCCATCTGTAAACAAAAAAAGGGCGACAGTTTCCCATCGCCCTTCGATTATAAGTCACTCATGACTTATTATCCACTTTAAATGTTAGTGATACCTTTGATACGCGCTAACGATTTTGTAGATTTTAAAGCAGTACCGCAGTACCATTTAAGACGCGTACGAGTCGCATCTTTGTTTTGCACTGTGCCGATGTCTTCAACTACGATACCCGCACTACCACCGCCGAAGATACCGTGTAAGCCATCAACTTCGTTCAAACGCATAGCGTAGATAGAACTGGTAACGTCGCTATCACCAGTAGTCTCGTCGCCAGGCAGGAAGTCATTGACGATGATTGGAACACCGTTGTGACCTGGGACTGCCATGCCGAAGTTCTCGATCATAATGCTTTCTGGCAATGTACCACCCATCGCACGTAACAAGGCGCGATATGCACGCAATGTACCTGAACGCATCATAATGGCGTCCGCACCGTTAGGCACAGCATCCAACAATTCGTCCAACATGCTTAAAGAGATAGCCGCGCCGTTAGCTGCCGCTGTGATCGTTTGACCTGCCGCAGTTAAAGAAGCGATACCGTCAAATTCTTTCGCGTTGGTAGTAGCACTACCGATAGCTAAAGTGCGACGGAACTTGCGAGCAAGACCTTTGGCTTTTTGCGCGATTTGGATAGCCTTCTGGCTATTCGTGTCACCCATAGTACCATCTAAGAATTTATCTACGTCTACGTCACCAGCTAAAATACGTAACTTAGCGGTAATTTCGTCGAACGTTGATGCTTCTTCTGTGATTGCTTCGTTAGGATCTAAGAACGAACCTTCTGAAATTGTTTTTTCTCGGTTGTAGACGTAAGCCTTACCTTGAATGCCTAAGAATGGAAAAAGAGCGAACAGCTCATCCTTGTCGATGATTTCTTCGATGACACCAGCGACAAGTTGGTTGTTCGACAGCTTCTCAGCTTCTACACGTAAAAGTGCCATTTATGTAACTCCTAAATTAGATTTGTCGAATATGGTTAAGTAAAATAAGTAACCAGTGACTTATTATACTAAATAAAAAGGTTATTTACCAGCGTTTAATGCGGCTGCAATTTTGTCTGCACCTGACAACTGTGGACCCGATGGGGCGCCCTTGTCTTTGGCTTTGGAATCGCTACCGATCTTTACTTTAGATTTAACAAGATGATCCCGATCTGGGTCTGCATCTACAATCTTCTTAATGGCGTCATTGAACGCAAGCGCGTTACCTTCGCCATCAACTAGCATTGTTCTGTCAGAGCTGGATTGGGGTTTGTCGTACGCAACGATTTTGCCATCTTCAACCGAGAAGTGGCTACCGTAGATGATTCGCGCTTTCGAGGCGGTAAGATTCAGATCTTCACCAATAAAGCTAGAGGCGTCGAATGAATGACCGATTGTTAGTTCATTGATCGTACCGGACAGACTCTCTCCAGCTTTATTGGCTTGAGCCAATTGAGCTTTTAAGTCATCGACCGTTTTGTTGTGCTGTTCGACCATTTGGACTTTCAACTTGTCCCATTCACCTGCTTTTTCGAGCTGCTTCGTTCTGCTTTCTTCCTGCGACTTGAGCAGTGATTTCACCTGTTCCAAATCGATACCTTCAAATTGCTTTAGCTGTCCTTGAACCGCTTCCAGTTTCTCGGTAGTGGCTTTTAGCTTCTGCTTTTTGTCCATCACTTCTTTAAGAAGCTTGGCTTCTGTGTCCGTAGGCTTGTCGTCTGCGGGCTCGTCCTTTGGTTCGTCCTTTGGTTCGTCCTTGGGCTCTTCTCCCTCTTCCACGCCGTCGGAACCAACGCCGCGATGTAGATGAGGATTTTGTTCCCAGTATGCGTTCCACGCAAGAACGTCGTAAGGATTTTTGGGGCGTAATACTTTGTTCAACATTGTTATATCTACCTTTGACCTATCACTCGGTCATCAATTTAAAAAAAATGACTATTCACTTAGTCGGTTTGCTGATCGTCGTTCCCGTCGGAAGTCTGATCGGTATCTTGCCCAGCGCCAATGGCACTAAGCGAAGTTGGGTCTGGCATAGACTCTGGCCATGCCTCTAATTCTTTGTCGATGCTCTTCTTCATGGCGGTCGACATTCTTGGGAATAGCTTCTCCACCATCGTTTTCATTTGCTCGCGTCTGATTAACGACGGTGCCTGAACCATTGATAGCTGATTTGCAATTTCAAACTCATCAAACAATTCGCGAACATCGAAGTTGTCTGGATACTTAACGAGATCATTTCTATTGTTGTCATGTCCGTTCCACAAGTTGACTAGCGTACAAATGCGTTCTTCCGCTCTATCTAGCGCGTCGGCTTTGGAGGTCAGTAGCGCATTCACTCTCTCGAAGTCGTAAGCTTTTGCCACGCCCGAACTGTTGTCGATGCCCGAACTGTTGTCCTGCTTTGTTCTTTCGCCTGCCATACCTACGCTGTGGTAAATCTCGTTGATGATTTGCTGGATGGCCGTGATAATCATCTGAGCTTGCTTTGGGTCTGGCGACAAGAAGAACGGGGGCGTACCACCCTCACCGTCGTACGTAAAGATGCGTTTAGTACCCATCTCCATAATCTTGTCGTGACCTTCGTCTCCAGGCATGAGGTTTTGCGCTGGAATGGCCAACTGCGAGAAGGTTTGATCTTGAATGATGGCGTCGAGGTTTGATAGATAGTTGGCTACCGCTCTGTCCAGATAGGCGATGTCGCCAATCAACGCAGGCGAGCTATACTGATCGTCGCTCTCGATATGGTCGACTTTCACGACAGGTACAACGCCCAAGCCGTGTTCACCGTCATCTACAAGCTCGATCTTGGCCGACCTACCCTTTCTAACCACCTTGAACAGCGCCCAGTGCGTTCTTGTCCACAACTTAACGCGTTCAATCGCTTCCCCAGTTGAGATGAATGGGTCGGCGTCGTCCCTAGACACGTCGTTAAATAGAATCCAGTTTAGATCGCCAAACTCATCGTAACTCATGTCCAAGGCGTCTTGAGGGGGAACGATGTAGGAGAACGTTCTAATCTTCAACTCCGCCTCTTCTGCTACCGTCTTGGGTTTTGCTGTCGACCCAGTGTTGTCAACAACCAGCCAGATGCGACCAAACGTTGAGATACTTGTCTCATGTACTGGTCGATATTTAGACCATTCCTAGTCGAGCGTTCCCAGAATTTCTTGACCGCTGGGGACGCATCTTCGAGGTCTCTTTCTATTTTCGACTTGAAGATGTACTTATTGACCAAGTCAACAATTTCTCGTGAGTGGTTGAATCTAAATGCGCGAACTATCCTAGATTGGTACTCACCTTCGCCCTCTTTGTAGTAAGGGAAGATATTGTCTGCAAACCAATCCCGACCGCCTTCATAGCACGCCTCAAGGAAAGCCCAGTGGGGGGCGAGTCTTTCATAGTCTGGATGCCGACGTTCGATAAACGTCTTCATACTCTTTTGGTCGCTGATGTCGAATTTCATTTAAGTACCTTCAATTTA